AGAAATAAATAAAGAGGTGACGTAAATTCGCTTTTATCGCATCGAGGTGACGGATAGTACTGGCGTACCTATAAATCTAGGTAGCGGCCTTCCTATGCTTGCGACATGGACAAGTTTCTTAACTGGTAACGGTTCGTACACCCCGGGATTGATCGGCGCGAACGGCTTAACCGACCCCGGCGCGCTCAATATTGAAATGGACATACCTGTAGTATCAGAGGATATTCCATCGGGTCAGGGCTACCTTAAAATCTGGGGTATCTCGCTCGACATGGTGAACAATGCCTCAAAGCTCAATTACAAAAACATCACAATTTACGCGGGCTTTCAAAAAGGATTGCCGCTGGCGAACGCTCAAATATTGGCCAGTCCAGTACGTAATGGGATTATTTTCAAAGGTTCAATCTATCAGGCTTTTGGGAATTGGCAGGGAAACGAACAGACGATTGAAATGTTTTTGGGGCCGCAACTTTCACCGAATACCAAGCCGGGGCAGAATACCCCAATGATTTTAACTTGCCCGATAGGTGCGAATTATGGCAGTTCTATCAGAAGCGCGTTAGAGTTAGCTGGCATTACAGTGGACTCGCTAAGTATATCGCCCTCATTGTCAACAGCAATACTTCCCGCTATTGGTTCACACCCGACTCTATTTGATTTTGCCACGGCCATAAAATCAGCAAGTAAGGCTACGCTTTCATTCGTGCCAGGATATGACGGCATAAAAATAATCCGCAAACAGCCAAACTCAGTAACCAGCTTGCCCATGGTGACCGTAACGGATAACACCGCACCGCCGACTAGCGCACCTATATCGATCAACTTTTCAGACATGATCGGGCAGCCTGTCTGGCTTGACTTCAATACGCTACAACTTAAACTAATGATGCGCTCTGATATTTCAATTGGAATGCAAGTTTTATTGCCGCCGAATTACGCCATATTAACGGCGCAATCTCAATCGCAATTAAAAAACGGGATTGCATACACTGGCACTGCCTACGTTAATGCGGTTCGATATATTGGAAATTTCAGGCAAGAAACTGGAGATTCGTGGATTACCATTGTAGACTGTTTCCCTAATCAGCAAAACCTATCATGAGTTCAAATCAACGTTTTGACTTTCGCACCAAACTAAACGAACTTGCACAGAATCAAGCTCGAAAGGCTATTAGTCTGCTTGGAATGTCGCTGCCTGCTTCAATAGTGGAAGTGACAGGGCAAATCGCTACGGTAAAATTTGAGGTTGTGACCGAAGGCTATGTACTGCCCCCCGTAACCATTCCGATTATGACCTCATCTTATGTGCAGCAACCGTTTCAACCCGGTGATAAAGGCTTTGTAATGCCAGTTGACGCGAGTATTTTTACGGTGGCGGGAATTACACAAGGCACGGCAAATTTAAACCCCATGCCGAACTTGTCAAACTTGGTATTTTTCCCCGTTGGTAATAAACTATGGCCTTCGGTTGACCCGCTCAGTTTAGTATTGACGGGCATAAATGATGTGATGATTCGGGATAAAACGCATCAAACCAGCTTGGAAAAGGAAAATATTGCATGGACTACGTTAATTGCGGATTTAAACACTCTACTGCTGACTATCGGAGCGGGATTGACCACTCCTACGGTATTGCCTCCAATATTGGCAACTATTAATCCAATAACTGCGCGAATTTAATTATGGCACTTAGAATATGGGGCAGAGATAATAATGGCAACTGGATTGCGATAACTACGCAACCCAACGGCAACAACGATTACGTTTTTATCACCGCCCTATGCCAAGCTATCAAATTGACCCCCGGAGAATCGCCATTCTACAGTAACGTCGGCATCTCCGCCCAACAGTCCATTGCCAAGCAAGTCTATCCGGATTACGAAGTAAACCAATTGCAAACACAATATTCACAATATTTTGCCAGCTTAACTATTCAGCGGGTGCCGAATTCAAACCCGCCGCAATATAATGTAAATATCTTGACTCATTCGGGAATAACAGTTAATCAAGTTATACCGACTTGAGGTATAATAAATAAAATATTCGTCATGTCGTGATGACAGCGCGGGGTGAAAAATGAGCAGTTCTGTAACTATTAATATTACATCCGCAGGCGCGCAACCAACGCCCCCGGCTACGCTTCTCAATAATCTACTAACCGCAGTATCGGCGGAAGTGCCCAACTACACCGCTTCATTACCCGCTTCTCTCATAGAGGATATGTCCAGTACCGCAGTGGGTGCGCTGGTGATGATAGATCAAGCCACGGTTGACCTGATTAATTCCAACACTCCATCAACATCAAACCCATTAACCCTGATGCAACAAGGCCAACAAATGGGCATTACTCAGGGATTGTTGAGTAATTCAAGCGCATATTGCCTATTTACTGGCATTGCGGGTTATGCCATTGTCCAAGGCTTTATTATCTCAGACGGCACCAACTATTACACCGTGCAGGATAACGGCGTGCTGGGTAATCCTGTAGCGTCAACCTATACAGCGGGTATCGCCGCTGGGGTGATGACAGTTTCCGCAATTGGTAGCGGACAAATTATGGTCGGTGATAGCGTAGCTTATTCAGGTTCGCCCGCTGGCCTTGTTGTGACTTCGTTCGTCGGCGGCACTGGTGGCACGGGTACTTATGGCGTGAGCAGCCTAACGGCTTCCACATCTGGCGGCACGGCTATTGCCGGCCCAACGCACGGCACCAATATGATGTATTGCGTGGCGAATAACTTCGGAACATGGGCGATACCCGCAAATAGCATCACGTCAATTGTTTCATCGGTTCCTACCGGATACCCGTTGACTGTTTCAAATCAGACATCAGGCATTATCGGGCAGACTCAAGAATCTACAGATATTTATCGAGCTCGGGTTCAGCAAGCACAGACAGCGCCCGGGACTGGTACGCTTGCTTATTTAAAATCTGAAATACAGGAAATTTCAGGCGTTCAGTCTCGGCTTGTTTCAGTGTCTGGGAATTCTAAAATAATGGTGGGAGGTGGCGATCCCTATTTAGTGGCGGGGGCAATCCTATTCGCGCTGTTTGATATTGGTGATTTAATCGGATCATCCGTTCATTCAAATTCATGGACAGCTACAGGATGCACGATAGCGGCAAACCAACTCACTGTAGGCTCAGTGACTGGTACGATTCTGGTAAATGACATCGTTTCTGGTCTAAATGTTGCGAATCCGACAATCATTTTAAAGCAAATTTCAGGAACAACAGGCGGGGCAGGCGTTTATCAAATAAACTACAGTCAAAGCATACCCGCAGCGCAGGCAATGACCGGCGCGCAGTCTGTACGCAATCAAGTTATTCCGCTGATAAATTATCCCGATACATATTGGATATTGTTTGTGGTTCCAGTTTCTCAAACTGTGACAATCGCTTGTAATTGGTCAACGATCGCGCCGAACTTCACAGCCAATACAGCGGTGCAAACTTCCGTATCAACCGCATGGGCAAATTACATCAATTCTATTGCAGTTGGACAAGACATAAACACTTACGAATTGAATCAAATTTTCCTTGATACTGTTTCGCAGTATGTTAATCCAGGCTTTATTTCGGCCTTGTCGATTACCGTTTCAATCAATGGCACACCTACATCACCATTGACCGGAACAGGGCTTATTCAAGGCGATAGTGAAGGCTATATGACCTGTTCTACAACGGGAATTGTGCTGACGCGAGTCTAATATGCAACCACTCATCCTGAAAAGTTACCCGTACCAACAATACCAAGATGACCCGAACATCGTTGCCTTTTTCGACGCTTACAACAGCATTGCACAGGGCTACATGGACTATGTTTTAGGACTTAACTTGCCCATCTACACGCAATTATCCGGCCCCTTGCTGGACTGGGTAGGGCAAGGCCTATATGGATTTCAACGTCCGACGATCAGTATTTTGTCTGGCGCGGTATTCGGTAGCGGAATATTCGGTAATGTAATATTCGGCGTTGGGGGCATAGGCTCTGCTTTAGTATCGGATGACATTTATCAACGTTGTTTAACGTGGAAAATGTATCGAGGTGATGGGTTCAATATAACTATTCCTTGGATGAAAAAACGAATTCAGCGTTTTATTTTGGGTGCTAATGGAACATCGCCGGTAATTGACAATACCTCATTCGTAAGCATCACCGTACCTCAATCTGGGGTAATGCAAATAAACATCAATGCACCGGCTTATGCAAGTGTAGTTTACAGTTTTGTCCAGTGTTTAAACAATGGTATTTTAGATTGGCCGTTTCAATATCCGTTCAATATTCAATCAGCAGCGTGAGGTAAATTATGACAGCCGCAGTTTTAACTTATAACGTACCAATCTTGCCCAGCCCCTACGATGCCACTCTGACAAATGCGACATCACCCGGCACATCGGAAATGGCAACAGGTGAACTTAATTCCACATCTGTGCTAAATGCCGTGACGTATAACTGGCTTCACAATGCTGCAACTGCAAATCTGTATTTGGAGCAGCAGCTAGGGTTATTTATGCCCTACAATCCAGCGTCAACAGGCGGATCATTGGTGGCCTGTCCACAAGGCGGGGTTGTATCGGTTAAAGACAATTCGACGGGTTACACTCAGTTTTATGTCGCGCTTACGAATAGACCTGTAGGATTCGCCGACCCGTCTACCGATGCGACCAATTTCGGATTAATCAATTTTCAAAATCTGGTTAATGATGCACTACCCGGCACGTCAATTATTTGGACTGGCGCATCTGCCCCTCCAGGATATTTACAATGGCCTACCACACAAACCAATCTCAGCCGCACCACTTATGCGATATTGTATTCAGCTATCGGCACCACATGGGGAGTGGGTGACGGGTCTACTACATTCGGGATGCCTTGGGCGGCATCGGGTAGCGCGATATTGCATGGAATTACAGGTATTGGCACAACATCAGCAGGATCGGTTATTTCGCACGCACATTCAACGGTAGCAAATACAACCGGAACGGGCACATCTGGCGGTATGTCTGCGAATGATCCACATAGTCACAGTCTGGCAAGTTATACAATTGGCGCACAAATATCGGGTGCTGTGGTGTATTCGCCATCAACCGATGGATCGCTAGCAACAGCACAAAATACCAATACCACATCCATTGCCCATACTCACACTATTCCTGGATTATCAATTCCGTCATTAACTGTAAATAACACGGGCGGGTCATTAAATTCAGCAGCAGGAACTACAATCATGATGTGCGTCAAATATTGAGGATTAATACCATGGAAAAACCAGACTTTCTACAAGTTTATTCATTTGAGCCTGAAACGGGAATTTATACAGGCGAATACCGCGCTCAATTATGCCCAGTGACAAAGGATGAATACATCTATAACAAAGATGTCCACACCGACATCAAGCCGCCAAAGTGCAAAGAGAATGAATATCCTGTATTCAATGGCGGAAAGTGGACAAAGAAAACAATCGAGCCAGTCGCCGCAATCGAACCGCCGAAAGAAGACCCTGCTATCGTAGCTCGATACATGCGCGATAAGCTATTGCGTGATGCCGATATTGCGATCAACAAATTGGAAGACATCGGAAGCGATGCAAGCCTAATTCGCAAGCACAGACAGAATCTCAGAGATGTTCCGCAACAAGAGGGATTTCCGAATAACATTGACTGGCCTGAGTTTCCTGTAGTTTGATATAGCAAAAAACATCAAACAAATAGCCGATAAAATGTTAAATTAAGTATATATTTTAAGGGGTTGAATTATGATAATAACATTGTTATCCGGTGCAACAACGGTTGCGGCAGGCTCTGGGGTGAATGTAAATGGTTCAGGCCCTAATAGATGGGTTCAGGCTGTATTGTCCGGTACAGGTTCACCGAGCGCGACAGTTGAGATTGACGGCTCAAATGATAATGTTAATTGGATACCATTGGCGGTAATTACCCTGCCACAATCAGGAACAGGCGCACTAACAGACGCGGCGGCAACCACACAAACAGCCGAATTTATGCGCGGTAACATAACGGCTATTTCTGGCACGAATACTGCAATCACTTTAACGAGTGCGCAATAATGAACGCTATCGTATACCCAGCAGGCGGGCCAACTCCAGCAGCCTTCGCCCTTGACTCCAACGGTAACCCAGTAGGGTTGGTGGGGCCGGATGGGAATATTTTTCTACAAACTGATGGGGCTGGTAACTTAGTAGCCAACGTCAACCTCCGCACCGACACAGCGGCGAATCTTGCGGGTGTAACGGGGGGCGCAAGTGAACTCGCTTATGCGAGTGATGTAGTCACGGTTGGCGCGCAGGTAGGTACTGGACAACTGGTAATGATGGGCACTGGCGTAACTCACGCCAAGACGTTCTATTCAGGTACTGCGCTGACGCAGCTTGGATTGGCGGCTCCTATTTCAAATGGGTCTACTGTGCAATTAAATAGCGTACCAACTTTAGCGTACAGTCTGGGAACAGGCTCAATCGGAATATTTTCAGCCCCCTTATCAGCAAACACGGCAAACCTGAGTAGCACTTTAAATATCGGTAATAGTAGTGGAACATCTGCTGCGGGTGCTACCGTCATCGGTAATTTAAGTGAGGCGGTAACCAGTAACGGATTCGTCATTGGTAATACCAACGGCTATGGCGAGACATTCAACGGCGATTTTGTATATGGCAATGGTAGTAACATAGCAGCTAACACTGTCGGCAGTAATTCAATTAGAGGTATCACCACGACCGCAGCGGGTAATACATGTAAGCTTACCTTCGATGGTTCCGCCGCAATCGCACCACTGGCGACTCCTGCCATCACTACAGCATCTGCTGCGGCTGGCGGTACACTGTTTGTCGGATTGCACCTTATTCAGGTGACACTGACTAACGTATGGGGTGAGTCTGCAATATCGGCAGTGCAAAACGTCACGACCACTACGACTAACAAATCCATCTCAGTTCCCGCTCCAACGCAGGGTGCCGCGACTGGTTGGAACGTTTACCTAGATAGATATTTTTACGCCAGCTACTCTACGTTCACAGCGCAGACAGTGTCAGCACCTATCGCATCGAACGCGACAAACGGACTGCCAGTAAACAGTGCCGCATTGACGTCTCCGCTGAACGGAACGAGCAATCAACTTGCATTAATCGCACCAGCTCAGGGCATCCTTATTGCTACCTTCGACATAGCCGTGAGAGACACCACTGCGGTTGGTGCGACGGTATTTGTTGGCCAGCGGCAGGTGATGTACTCAGTCAGTGCGGCAGGCGCTCTAACGATGCTCTCAGCGGCCAGCGGTGCGACAGTTGGGACTGATGTGAACAACATCACCGCTACATACTTCACCCCCGCAACGGGTATTGTGTTCGGGGTTGATAACACCAATGCCTCCTTCCCAATACTGTCTCTCACCATTGGAAATACGGCGGTTACGGGGGTACACGCGTTGTCAGCCGTCGCAAATGTTCACTACAGCTTCGTGGGTATATAATGATAATCAATCCTGACAACACGCATTTCATCAGCGGCAGTCAGCCAACCGACAACTTCACGTTGACGCAGGTTGAAACTCCGTTGACTAGCGGCGGAACTCTGGGTACGGCAGTATCACGCGACATCACGTTCACGATCAACACTAGCGCAGGGGTGACGAACAACTTCATTCTAAGCACCATTGACCCTGCTGTGCGTTACTCGGTTGACCCATCGACACAAGCTGCTGCAACCATCAATGCCTCGACAGGACAGGTTGTAATGACTGGCGGTGGGCTGTGTAACTTCATCGCTACCAAGCGGAGATTCGGAAGCAAGTCGTACTCGCGCACGATGGCAAGCAGCGCGGCGACTGCTTATGTAGGAGTGACTAGCTACGCGACGACCTCGCTAATTAAATATCTGCATGATCAGATGGTTGCGCTCTGCACTTACGTCTCTGCAAATAAAAGCGGAAGCAACGCGGCAAATCAGTACATGAGTGACATAGCTCCATCATCGGCAACCCTGATGCAGAAGCTGATAGGTGTAACTGGTTGGGACTCTTTCGACCCGTACACTGTTGGAACGAACATTGTCAGTGGGAACGAGCCGAATTCAGGTGCAATATTCCTGTCACCGTACCACTACATCGCAGCCTTCGGAAAGACTCACCAGACACCGCAGATTGATCTTGGACGTACTGGCACGAATGAGTTTCCGAATGAAATCTGGTTGGGCGGTGATATACGAGTTGGGCACATTATTCCTGGAAGTCTTGGTGGAAACACGCCTGCACCCCTGGCGAATGTTGCTACACTACTGCCAACGAATCTTTCGAGCTACCTGCCAGCACACTCGGAGGCTATGCCGTATTCAGGCTTCCCTGCATGGTGCAGGTTTACAAACCCGACAGGCCAGAATTATTGGATACGGCCTGTTCAATGTAACGCTGTCTTTCAAAGTGGATTTGGTGGCTCGACATTCATCACCGCACCAATTGATACTGCGCTGCAACCGTTCTCATTACTCCCCGCATGGCCAGCTTCACCAGTACAAAGTGGTGATTCTGGTAGTAAGATATTCGTCGGTATCAAAGGAACTCCGGTGCTGGTTGGACATGTCTATGGGTATGGCGGGTACACGGATTTTTACGATGCTGCTCAGTTGCAGACCGCAATGAATACGCTGTCAACAGCTTACAGTTCCCCGCCACAGACGATACAAACAATCAATCTGGCTACGGCTGGATTTGCGACAGTATGATGCACAACGCATTACTAAACAGGAGAGACAATGCAAAAACTTACTACACATTTTTCGCTAGAAGAACTTACCCAGAGTTCTACCG